AGAAGACTTATGGCTAATCACCATACGTTAGTTTAAGCTACTAACGGTTAGGCTTTGTTTGTACTCTTAGAGTACTTCTCTTTCATCTGAGCATACAGGTTGCACCTGCTCTACTCGGCTGGATACCGCACTATGGAGGCCACTTGTCTAAATCTACGTTTAAGCAGTCTTTGCAATCCCTAAGTTATTCCGAAGATGGGCAATATCGTTATATTGCCACAGACGGATCCAACTTTCAGGATGCTCATGCTCCTCTACGCAGTATTCAAGTGGTTCAAAGTTCCTTTAGTGGAAATGAGAATCCTGCTTGGCGTGATGCTATTAAACGAGGTGCCGATGCTACTACCGCTGCAAGCGGCATTAGCTATAAAGGCACTAATTCGTGGATTAGTATTACGTATGGGCATACTCTCATAACTGCTCCTGGAGTTACTCCTTCCTGGTATAGTACTGAAGATTCTGAGACGGCCGGCTATATTAGTCGGAATACCTTCCCAGCTTTCCTCAGTGTTCCGGATAGTGTGCGTACCGATGTCAATAACCGCTGTATCCGCAAGTTTCTACAACAGTATACTTCTGCGACCTCTTCGTCAAACTTGACGGGTCGGTCAATTAAGCATCTGAAGCATGACTTGCATACTCTTGCTAATCCTATGGCTGGTATACGGAACGAGATTTCCACTTACCTATCAAAACTAGAGAAAGTTTCGAAGGGAAGAGGGAAGCGTTCAACCGTTACTAAATCCATAAGAGAGGCCTACCTTGAGCTTACCTTTGGACTTCAGCCATTTACAGAAGATGTTACTGACATAGTTTTGGATATCGGTAAATTTCGATACCCTTCTGTGCCCATTTCAGCTTCTGCTCATGCTAAGTTCAGTGGTAGTGTAATTAGAATTGGTTTTGCAACCTTCTATATACCTGCTCAGATCTTTCAAAATATACAATTGACATCTGTATATTCTGTCAGACTTAAAGGTGCGGTCAATACCCATGCAGATGGATCTGGAAATATTGGTGTGCTCCAATCTAATAGGCTTTTGCCGAAAGATTGGTTACCCACTGCTATTTCTATTCTTCCTTATGCATGGATGGCAAATTACTTCACTAATGTTAGTGATGTAATCGATAGTTGGTGCTTTCCGGTGGCCGATCTCACATGGGGCTGTAGGACTGAGCGTATTGACTGCGTGTCTAAGTCAGCAGATGCTGATTTCGTCCCGTCGTCTCTACCCGAAGTTCCTCAAGGCTTTGTGTTTGCTCGGGCACCTTTTTGCACTATCTATGGCGGTAGCAGCGAACTCACTGCTTCACAGTTCACTCGCGGCTCCATACAAACATCTGATCTTGTTGCTAAGTTGCAATTAAAAATTCCAACTCAGCCCAAGCAGTGGTTGAATATGATGGCCGCGTTTGCTCCTAGAATCAGTGGGATCGTCCGTTCATTAACGTAGACAACCAACGGAGTAGTGACAATGTCACTCGCACTTTCTTCACCCGTTAACGGTGGGGCCCAGACTGGTTTTACGTCTCCGACGTATACCATTGTCGTTGATACTGCACCTACCAATGCTGGTAAGCAGTATGCTGTATCCGCTATTGGCGGTACGCAGGTTGGTGTGGACGCTTCGTCCACTCCCAGCCGTCCATTCACGATAACACTATCCCGTCCAGCAGTTCTTCGAACTCTGCCGGCAGTGAATCCCGTGACTGGAATTCTTCCTAATGTCCCGCGAAACACGTATAAAGTCATTGTACGTAAGGGCGTAACTCCTCTGGCTAATCAAGCTGCGTCTGTCATGAATATGACGACGACTCTTGATATCCCAGCTGGTTCCGACCTTGCTGACACCGCCAATGTACGTGCTGGCCTTTCCCTTTTGATTGGAGCTCTGGAACAGATCTCCGCTTCAATTGGTGATACCATTGTTACTGGCGTGATCTAATGATCATCCAGTGTCTTTTGTATCTACGAAAGGCATTTCGCTTCCTTTTGCCTCTTTTGCTTGATTTCCTCCGGTTTCAAAGCCGTAGGCACATCGAGCGACGGAAGCATAGGAACTTTATGTAATACCGGTCAGTAATGTCCCGGTTCCTTCATAAAGATGGACTAGTTAGGAGAACGACATGGGCCTTAGCCCTGATGCTCTTTATAACGCTGCTTACCTTGATGTCCTCGAAACTGGTACTTCTGCCTCTTTTGAGGCTGTACCATTTCCGGGGTGTACCTATCGCCAATATGCTAGTGATTATTTGCTTCATTCGATTATCCGTAAATGGATACCGAAAGATACA